ATTCTAATGAATCCATCACCGCCTGATCCACCGGCACCCTCATTGTCAGAGAATCCATCTCTAGCACCATGTCCACCGCCACCACCGCCACCATATATACCGGGCGATCCATTACCACCAGTATAAGTTGTAACCCATGACCCACCTTCACCATTACTAGGATCATACCAAGTAGTCTGGCTAACATTGCTTAATGATTCACCACCAGTAGGTGTACCAAATATTGTAGTATATCCAGAATTAGCAACTGTCCTATCTGTGGTTACATTATTTGTTGCTTTACTTACATACCATTTTCCAGAACCACTACCGGGTGCATTCCATGTATTGATTGCTGCAGCACCAGCACCTATTACTGAAACACCCGTACCTGTAATACTTGATGAATTACCGGCTAAACCTGGTCCTAATCCACCAGCACCACCCGCACCAACTGTTACTGATAATATTTGTCCCGGTGAAACTGTAACGGTTGTTTGAACAGTATCACCCGGCATACCTGCAACACCATTATCCCCGTTATCATAACCACCTCTGGATCCAGAGCCGCCACCACCTATTACTATTACTGATAATTCTGTTACTCCAGTAGGAACTGTGTATGTCAATGTTCCACGATTTCTATAGAATACACATGCTGGGTATTCATACATTGCATTATAAAAATTACTAAATCTAATAGTACCAGAAGTCGGTATTGCAGAATTATTAACTACATCAGGTACTCTATTACCCGATCTATAGTATGATTGCAAATGAGGAGGTAGATCATTACCAAATTCGGCAAGAATCTCACTCATTGATAATGAACCACTAGATTTTATTGTCATTATACTGTTCCGTAAGCAACAATATCACCAGTGACAGTTAATGTTCCGTTGCTTTCTAATTTTGCTTTATTGACACCATTGCTTTTGAAGAATAGTGTGCCACCTACTTCACTTATTTCCCAAGTAGTAGTTTTAAATTTTGCTGATGTTACTGAACCTACAGCTACAGTAATATTTCCAGTGTTTACATTTATTGACCCTGCAGCAACTGTCACATTTCCAGCACTTAAATCTAAGTTACCAGTTAGTGTACCACCTGTAAGATTTAGTTTAGCAGACATATCTACTGTTGCCCAAGTAGGAGCAGCTGCGCCGTTACTCATCAAGAATTGACCAGTAGTACCTGTTCCAGTAAAGGCTGTATCATTAATACCAACTTGGTATAATACTTGACCAGCAGCACCACCAGCAACATCTGTTGCTTTAGTAGCAGTTGCAGCATTGATTGACCAATTACCAGAAGCACCAACACCAGTTTTTGTTGGAAAATTATTTGATACTGATGTCTGTAATGCAGTAATTTCATCACTTAAACTTGTAAAATTTAAGTCAAGTTCTAAGAGTGGTATAGTAGTTGTTCTAGGTGCAAAAATATAAGGTACTGACATGTTATTCCTATCTTAAACCCAAGGTATTGTTAAATTGATGTTATTAGACCATGGTGTCATAATACTGATATTGTTGGTCCACTTAGAAGTTACTTGATTGTCAACTACAGGAGGTACAATTTCATCTTTAATAAATGCAGTTTTCATCTTTATGGTTATTGGAACACTTGAGTTAACCATTGAAGAAACTGGTACATTTAAGATTTGTGATAATGACATACTTGTGTTAAGTATGATTGACCTACCAGATAATAATTTTTCATTGTTATTATTTAATAAAAGTCTAGATCCATTTGCATCTAAAGCTATTAATTCGTTAACAAGAGATCCATTTGATAGTATATTAGAGTTCAACCAACCAAGTGTTTTCTGCACAGGAGGATGATCTAATCTTATTCCAGGTAGCTTTACAACAGCAGCCGTACTTATTAGTTGCTCAACTGCATACGTCATCTTACCAATAAAGGTAATCTTATGTTCACCGAAGAATCTATAACCAACTGGGTGAGTAAGATTCTTAACTACATTATGCCATCTAGCAGGAGGTAGATCACTCTGAATAGTATAAGCATAATCGTGAGTTTTTTCACCTGTAAGTCTAGCATCAGAATCGTTTAGACTACCATTAACCTTAGAGTTACTTAACTTTACTAATGTACCGCTAGTAGAAACACTTGATGCGACATAATTAGTTACTGATATATTAGCTATAGTATTATAAGTTGTATTTTTTAATTTAGTAGCTAATGTTGAATCGAAAACTGTTTCTGGTAGAATAGTAACTATTGATCTTTCTACATCAATATCTTTTACTACACCATATCCAAGAACAGTATTTGATGCATTAAGTAGAGCAACTCTAGTACCTATAGGATTAATGTTAATTCCTGAGGTATTAATAATTACTCTTAAAAGAGTTATAACATCATAAGTAGTAGCATTATAATGGTTTGATATATTAGAAGTAATTACTTCACCAATATTTGAACCATAAAATACTATACTAGGTTTTGTATATACAGTATTTGTTGTACCAAATGTATCAGCTAATTGTGGGTAAGTAAATTCAAACCCAGGATTAATAATTTTTACTTCTGTAATTACTGTAGAAGACACTGCTGTTACTATTGCATTAAATGTACTTCCAGTGATTTTAATTGTATCACCTACAGTAAATCCTGTACCGCCATCTTTAATGACATAACGATCCAAACCAGATTGTTTAACTCTTGTTACTTTACCTAATAGTTGTCCATTAACATAAATTGGATCACCGACCTTATTAAATCTAGTACCAATATTAAGTTTAGTAACAATAGGTTTAACTGTACATTCAAACTTTTTGCTAATCTTATAAAGAACACCATAGTTAGAATTAGGCTCTAACTTAATTAATCTATTACTATAGACTTCGTAAACATCAACTGGTTTATAAGATGGCAATTTAAACAGAGTAATAGAACCATCTATAATGTTAGTTATAGTTTCATTACTGACACCAAGCGCATTAGTTGTAATAAAATCGAAATCATACTGTGGATTATCGCAGATAATGATTGATTCTACTCCTGAACCAACTAATAAATCACTATAATTATGTTCACCGTAATAAACACCAACCTTAGTATAGAGTCCATCGGTACCAAGTACTCTATATGAGTCAATATAACACCAACGTGTAACATTCTTAGATGTTGCATTATACTGTTGAATCTTTACAGGTCTGTCTTTATTATCTAGGATTATTTGTAATTCTGGAAAATCTACAGTCTTTACATAGATAATAGATTCGTTATTACTTTGAATACTTGTTGCATTAGTACGTAAAACATAATCTCTTGCATACTTAACAACAGTTTCTCTTTGACCAAACTCTGGTGGTTCAAAGAAACTATTAAACAAGAATTCAATAGATTGAATGGATCCCTTAGAAATCAAGAAACTCTTTAGGTTCTTAGTAAGGGTTGTTATATCTAAATCACCATCTGTTGGTACATTAGGTAATAATGCAATAATGTTATTTACATTATGTTGTACGAACTCAGAATCGTGTAACTCTGGATTATCGTCTAGGTCTCTGTACTTAAGTAGATTTGTAAAAAACTCTAATGGTCCTCTAGTCTCCCCAGTTTCTGGGTTACTAGATTTCATCATCCAATCATAGTATGCTTCGAAAAACAATACTAATTTATGATCGGTTACATCTTGTAAGTAATTAGGAAATAATGACTTAATTACTGTAGATATTTCGTTTTTATTCATAAGTCAATTTTACTGTTATTTTAGGTGACCTAAAGATTGTATTTTTCTTAGCAAAAATATCTAGATTTTCTGGTTGTGCAATAATTGTAATATCATCTACGGAAACTATATTAATAGGACCAAAAGAATATTCACCAGAAGAGTAATTTACTGAACCGATAATTTTAGAGAAAGAAGTCTTGTCTGCACTATACATTACAAGATTACCTTTTCTGTCATCCTCAATGTGTAAAGCACCATTAAATTCATCAGTTAAAAATTCTGTACTTAGAATGGTAGGATTAACTGATGTTGTATTAATAGAGTTAACAAAGCTAAAAGAGAAACTCTTTCTGGAGAATAAATCAGCACCAATAGTCTTAAAGAGTGTAATTTTAGCTAGATTGCTTGTAATGGAAGAATCTACATTACTAATTGTTGCTAATAGGGAAGAATACTTTAATTCTCCATCAAATACGTTGAATGTATTTTGTAAATACCTATTAACTGCATTCTCAATAGCACTAGTTAGAGTGATATAATCGATCTGTGTTGTCTTATTAACATTTGCTGTAACATCAATGGCCAAATCATTATAATCAGGAAGTGTAAATTTGACATTAGACCCTTCAACTGATTTATTCTTTAACAGTTGAGTAATAGTACTCTTTTGTGTAGCCGTCAATTCAGGGTCAGCACATACAACGACTGTACCGTACTTAGGTGGAGTTTCATCCTCGCCACCCCAAACATTAAGGCCATTAAGTTGAATACCTGAAGTCTGAATAAGTGCTTTATAATCCAAGTGAGTTACAGCACGATTCTGTACACCATAATAGTTAACCGCATTCATCTTGATGGTTTCAGTATCCTCACGTTCAGCACCAGACTGTGCTTTGAATACTGTTTGTACTACGGTTGTTGCATCATTGGCATAAGAGAATGTGTCAATACCGTTTGGTGTGGATCCTGTTGTTACTAAGTATGTAATAGTAATAGTCTGATCCAAATCAGGAGATTTTCCTAGTACACCATCACCGAAATAAATCTGATAGTAACCATCGAAACCTTCTTGGACAAAGAATACCTTATCCTGATTAGTTAAGTTAATATAATTGTCGACAGGACTATAGGTATTACTTTCATCTTTTACAGATACTGTTGTAATATCGATATCCAAATTAGGAATAGTTAGAATCTGACCTTTGCTAGAATATGTAAAGGTATTGCTAATAATAGCACCTTCATATAAAACTACATTGTCAAACTTCATTTTACCTGCGGCATCTAGTGTGCCAATATGAGGAGAAAGTGTAACAAAAGAATAAGCATTATTATCTAGAATACCATTAAACACAGTACCGATATTCATCTTTGGGTCTTGTGTATTTGAATAAACTGTAACAACTGCTTTAGCTGCAGCCTTTGATTTTGGAATATATCCTAATTCTTTTGCTCTAGAAACAACACTTGATCGCTTAACCGCTGTTTCCAAATACATTTCATTAGCAACAAAGTTAGCCATTAATGCTTGATAATGACTATTATATGCTAGCATTTCAATGATAACATTTAAACCAGAAGATTCAAAGTTATAATCCTTGAATGTATCTTGGCTTTTAAGGTATTTGACTAGACTTGTTTTAATACTGTCGTAATCTAAATCAGTAACATTTAATTTATTTGTTATCATCTAACTCTCTCCAAGGTAAAGTTTACCTTTTGACTTTCTGCTATTCCTATTACATGAAAATATACAGTAATGTCCAAGCCATTATCTGTTTGTAAAAAATCTAAATCATCTAATACTAACCTAGGATCATAATTAATAAATTGCTCAGTTATTTTCCTCATGACAATAGGCTTCATTGTGGCATCATTCTGTTCAAATAACAGTTTTCTGATACCAAGTCCGAAGTAAGGATCAAATGGCTTTTCAAATTGTTCTGTAAAGAAAATACGACGAATAGCCTGTCTAGCAGACTCTAAGTCATTTTTCTTTAATACATCTTTAGTGATTGGATGGATACCAAAACTAAGATCAATGTCGGTGTATGTAGGCATTAGTTATTTAATCAATTTGCAAAAACATTTGGGGATCCTTCTGCAATCTTGTCTCCACAGTCAAGGGCGTCACCGATCCGTGCTACGGCTTTACCGTTAGCAAAAACATTAGGTGAACCTTCAGCAGTCTTAGAAGCATGACTACTATTTCCACAAGTATGAGTGGGCCATGCGTGACCAACTAAGTGCACACCCTTACCATTGATAAAGACGTTTGACGATGCTTCTATGTTTTTCCTAGATTCAAAACAATGTCCCTGACTGACATCATCTAATCTACACACAGCAGGCATTATACTCTCCCAGAAGCAATAGCTTGTTTGGTTAAGGTTGTCTTAGCCAATGCATTAGTAAATGCCAATGACCCAAGTTGCCAATTATAAGTAGCATGTATCTGCAATAGTACTGAACCAGATGTGCCAATAGTAGGATTACCACTTGGATACTCTAATGTGTAATTTACTTGATAGTACACATCTTTTACATTTACTGGTGGTGGTGAATACTTATAGAGTGTGTATGCATCATCAGGAATCTTAGAGGAATTTCTAACCATCTGCTTCTCGTGGTTACTATCTAAGTAATGAAAAGATACATCAAAGACTCCCTCAAGTATCCCTGCAAGAGTAAATGAAGCACCAGAAATAGTAAAATCGATTGGTGGTGCATCCCCTGTAGGAACAACTGAAGTGACAGTAGGTGTTGGATAAACAGCACCTTCTTCATCAGTCAATTCTGATTCTATAGTAACAGTAACAGTCTCGGAGAGTAATTCTCCTTCAACTTTATTGATTATTGTTGGTGTCAAAGTAGCAAACATATTATTCTCTCAAAATTAGACCGTTACCGATACTCTTGTGATTATTGAATGTCATTAGTCTTGTAGAGTCAGTTCTTCTACCGGCTGGATTATATGATAGGTGGATCCATACTGAACCCTTGTCAGTATATTCAAGTAACATCTGATCGAATGGAACCAAGTCCTTAATCTCTTGAGCTAATTCATAGAACTTCTTACGGTCACCTGGTTTACCTCTAACTGCAGAGAAGGAGATATCTGCTGCCATGCCCTTTTCATGCTGTGAAATCTTACCAGAACTAGCATGTGATATATTACCACCAGCAGGTCTAAATCCACTATTGACTTTAAATCCTAGTGCACCATACTTAGCTTTTAATGGCTCTAGAATATTCAAACATAATTGCTTTAGATTACATGCTAATTCTTTGTCTGAAATACCATGCTGACCTTTACCGACTGGGAATGGACCATCTTTACATAGGTCTTTGATCTTATAGCTACCAGATAGCTGTGTATTTTCATCTACTGAAACGAAGTCACATGTAGTAGAAACTGTTGGTGTATCTGCTGGTGGAGTTTCATTAGAAGGTGCTGGAGTTTGTGTCATTGGTGGAGTCTCCGTATGTTTAGCTGTTGCCTCGCCTTGTGGTGTATTTTCCAAAATCATTGCTTCACGATCATCTCTGGATACTATTTCTGGTAATGTAATAGTAGGAGCATAAGTTGGTGCAGGAGTTGTAGCTACAGAGGATCCATCATTCATGTGGATTTCTGAACCATCCAGCGCAATATTACCACCAGATTTAACACTCATGGAAGCACATTCAATGTTATAAGCACCACCAACCTTTTGATTTAGGTTACCTGCAACATCAACATATCCATTACCACTTACCTTAACTGATGCATCACCAGAAACATCAATATTACACTGTCCTACAACATTGATAGATAAATCACCATATACAGTTAAGTGACCCGATCCGCCAATGTAGAATAATCCATCTTGCTCAATAATCTGAATGTGTGTACCGACAGTCTTAGCAACCAATGAGCCGTCAGGATACATTTCAAAGAAAGTACCGGTAGTATGATGTAAGTTAATTCTTTCTGCTTCTGGTGTATCATCAAATTCTAATACATGACCTGATTCAGAAGAATATACATGGTTGAATGGATACTTAGCACCGTAAGCAGATGGCGGCTGATCCCACATAACATTATTGCCGGCAATAGGTATACCGGTTGTCATATCTGCTTCTTTTTCACCAATAATGGTTCTGCTTAGTCTTTGTGACCTAGAGAGTCTAGGTGTATCTTGTTCACCTAAGAAATCCTTTAGTGGATACTTACCATTTGGATCAGCGAATCCCTTTGCTGCAGCTTCTGCCTGAGCAACAGCTTTCTTTTGTGCTACCGGTGCTTTAGATACATCATATTTTGTATTATCTTTTGCATTAGCAGTAGGTGAACCTTTATCGATTGCAGTCTCGTAGATATTTTCTTTTGTTGGTGGTTCGTTGGTTTTATGACCACAAACTGCTGCATATACTAGAGAGTAATATGCCATGTTTGTTGTGCCAAAACCGTCTGCAGTAGTCTGACCTGCTAAGAACTTCTTAATAGATCCAGATCCCTGATTGTGAGCAACTGCCAATAGTCCTGCTAACTTCTCTGGAATCTCTTTACCGTTGAATTGACAAGCAATGTAATTTCTCTTGATGTATTTGTCCATTATAATTTCTTGAGCAGTAGTATTACTCAAGAATGAACTCTTACTGGAAATACCATCCTTGCCTGTCCATATATCTGGTAAGTCCCATGTGGTTGCTTTACCAGTATATGTTTTATAAGTACCTCTTTTGATGTATCCTAAATCCTCAAGTGGTGCTATGCCAAATTGATATTTTCCACAATATGCACCACCAGAACCACCAACTGCACCATAGTTACCACCAGATTCTTTCTTACCTATGGCTTCCTTCATCTTGTCGTATTGTTCTTTTGTCAATGAACCAAGATATTTCTCACCCGTGGTTTCAGTAGCAGTGGTAGGTTGTTCAGTAGGGGTGCTAGTACTTTCTGTGCTTGTATCAGCTGCAGCCTGATCACTGATTGCTAATTGATCTTCTGCTGGGGAGAATGAATCTACATCATCAACATTTGAAATCCCTGGAACCCCAGCAATAGTTCCTAACATCATAGGAATCTGACCATGTTCATCTAGGAACTGAATGATTACAGTTGTTCCTTCGATTGGACCTACAGGTGCATGACCAATACCACTATTAGCAGCACTAGTGATTGGTTGCATTGGCACAGCCCATGGGAGTGATGCTGATGGTAGAGCAGTTTTATTATCAGTATGGATACCAACAACTCTAACCTTACATCTACCTAACATTAGAGGATCTCGCCGGTCCTCTACAACACCAACATAATATCTAGTATTCAATGCACTCATTGTTTGTCCTTATTCAACTCAATCTTACTTCCATATGATTCTTTATATAATTGCATAACCATTTCATGGGAACTAGATGTAATACGATGTTGTATGGCAGATATTAAGTATTTTCCACTTAAGTATGGATCTAATGACTTTAGATCAGTATCGTCTTTAGTTTCATACTTAATCATGTTAACATTAACTACTTGTCCTACTTTAATGTCTGATCTACCATTAACAACAATATCCAATCTAAACATTGTACTAGCACCTAAAATACCTGGTCTATTAGCTAAAATAAATGCAGCCTTATCTTCTTTACTTGAAGCATGTCTATATGGATATGTTATTTTATAATCAATAACTCCGGTATGATTTCTTGTATTTTCATACTGCATAGGATAAGTTTCTAAGTGACTTACCTTATCAAAGTTATCAAAATAACTATATGTATTTTTCTTTAAGTTTCTACGTAATAGATCGTATTCATAAACTTTAGATTTATATATGCCGTCCATTACTCTCTGAATAAAATCAGCATGTACATCAACATACATCTTTTTAATGGCTGAATATTCAGCATTTAAATCTCTTGTACTACCTAATTCAGATTCTTCTCGTTTAGGGTCTGCCCTATTATAATTAAATTCTGCAACAGGTGCTTGACTATAAAGAGTATTCAAAGAAACAAAATTAAATTGTTCTGTATCTTCATAAAAGAGATAGGATGGCATTGGATTCTTTTGATTATCCAAAGACATACTTGTTGCATAATTAATGGCTTTAAATGGACTCCAGAAATTACTTACAAACGAAATACTATTACTTGGCTCATAAACTACTAAAGGTTTATCATGTCCAGTGAAGTTATCTCTGAATATATCCCTAATGATTCTATCTGCTTTACCAGAATATGCTTGACTTATTTTATATCCAATATCTCTTGAAGCCTCTATGGACATAAAATGTAAATGGTAACTCTCAAACTTATCTGCAGATACTACATCTGATATTTTACAAACATAAAATAACTGTTTTATAATTTTATCAGGATTAAATGGTGAGGAATATTCTAGATATAATAGTTCCTCTCCCATCATAGGTAATTTAGATTTTAAACTAAAACCATCCGATAAGTAAATGGATCCAGACATAATATGGGAGAAAATATCCTCATATAAGTCTATTTCCAACATTAATGCTAAAATATTAGTTTTACTTTTTAAATCAGCAGTCATTAACTCTAGAGCATGGATTCGTATCTCACCTGCTCTGCTAACACCCGGTTCACTCACTTAATTAGCTCCGATTTAAATCTAGCAACAAAATCACCAATATATTCTGGTTTAATTAACTTAATAAAGCGCTTATTTTCATTTAAATCTGTTTCATGCTCATAGTTACTTACTGGAATAACAGTTAATTGATTAGATGAAGTAACACCATATTCCAACTTTAATTTATTGTATAATGCAGTATTAACATTAAGCATACTAGCAACATTAACACCCAACTCACTTATTGTTAATGATTTTGGTGCATCAACTATAAATCCATGAGGATTAGTTTCCCAGTGATGTACTTTATATAAATCTTCCTCTGCATATTTACTTCTAACATATTGTTCAAAGGACAATTCATCCATATACCATTCTGAGTAAGGATTAACTATTCCATTAATGTATAAAATAGTCCAATGTAATTCTGGATTTTTATACATATTAAAAGCTATAGTTTCTGGTCTTTCTCCACTCTTAACATGATAGTCATTACACATAATCCTCTTTTCGGATTCTGTAATCTTCATGTTAACACGAGTCATTAAATCTTGTACTTTATCTACAAGACTTGAGTTATCAAAAGAGAAGTCGTATTTTAAATTGTTAAAATGACCAAAGTACATTAGAAACCTCTTTCTACCATATCAGCAACCATTGGTTCTGTTTCTTTAAGAGTCAAAGTAATTACTGTTGCTTGTGGAATACCTGTACCATCATACGCAATGAATTGTCCAAGTGGAGTATAGTTAACACTAAAATTAGTAATTACACAAGTAGCAATTTTAGAAATGTTTTCATTTTCTTTGTCTTTGTATCTAAACTCAATATCTACTTCAGCAGGCAATACCAAGAAGGATTTATTACCATCTGTAGGTAGACTTGGGTGCATATGATACTTAAATTCTTTTACGATATTTGCAATGTTATCTGCTTCAGGTTGATTTCTAGGAATCATAACATAAGTAAATTGATATTCCCTAAATCCAATTTCCTCAAACATTTGTTCACGTCTATTATTGAAAGCTAGACCTGACATGTTACGTAGAACTCTACTCATATCCTGTGATGCATTAGAAATTGAGGAATCCCTTGTTATAGCAGATGCAATACCACCAACTGTTGTTACAGCAGCCCCCATGGAATTCTGGACCATAGCTTTACCTGCTGTCACTCCTGCTTCTTTATATTGGCCTGCAAAAAGATCATCCATAACAGCACCAACTAGAGGTGGTAGATTATAATCATTGTATGCAGCATTGTGTGAAAAATTCAAATCCTTTGGCATGTATAGTGCAATTGCCTTCTTTAGTCTTTTTCTGCTAGATGAAAAAGTTTTCTTAACTGCATCTAGAGTTTCACCTGTAGTATTCTGCACACCCTTTGTTATCTTATCTACTACACTGTCATTTGCATTAATTACTTTTGGCTCATAACTAGATTCAGGTCTAGCCATGTTATTACCAGATACTCCTTGTTGAGCTGATCTTCTTGTATCGATCTCTTTTACATTATTACTATCTTGTGCTAGTTTTGACTTACTATTGACATTGAAATAAAATATTACGAAGTGTGGATATCTATCTGTTCCTAATAAAGTAGCTGGATAACTTAGTGTAGATGTATTATACTCTGAAAATAGAGCAGAAGCATCTTTTTCTTCTTTTACTTCAGTGTTACTTATTAGAGTAGATTTTTGATTATCTGTACTGTTTCTAATAGTAGAAACTGAACTTTGTAGATTGACTCCCTGAGGTACTACGTTACCAATAACATCCCCTGCTGATGTTTTCAACATTCCTAATTTATCTGAGGAAATGACACTGGAGAATGAGGAAACAGTATTCTTTGGAATAGAGTTCAACATATTCTCGTAACTTGCAGGAGAAACAATATTCTTTAGTTCTGCAGGGTCAAATTTGTTTAAATCTGCTAGTGATATCATGGTCTTTGATTAAATATGTAATTACAATAATCTATATTTAATCACTGATGCCAAAGTACATTCAAGGAAAATTTACACCAAAGAATCCACAGAAGTATGTTGGCGATGTAAAAAATATAGTATACAGATCTAGCTGGGAACGCAAGTTGTTAGAGTTCCTAGACAACACACCATCCATACTTTATTATGGTTCAGAAGAAGTAGTTATTCCTTACATTAGTCCTTTGGATGATAAACCACATAGGTATTTTACTGACTTTGTTGTGCAGTATAGGACTAAATCCGGTGCTATCAAAAAAGCAATAGTTGAGGTAAAACCAGAAGCACAGACACAACAACCAGTACAGAAAAATCAAAACAAGAAAAGGTATCTTACAGAGGTTAGTACGTACTTGGTAAATTCTGCAAAATGGAATGCAGCAAAAGCATGGTGTGATAAAAATGGGTTTGATTTTCTTATATTGACAGAGAAACATTTAGGTATTAAAAAATGAGTGAGCAACCAAGAAAAATTAGTGATTTATATTCCAAGATATCAAATGATCCAAAGTACAATCCGAAAAATTCTTGGAAATGGTTTGATGACCAAGTCAAATCACTCTTTAACCAATCCTCAGCTAGCATGTATGATGTGTTGGGCCAAGATTTAAAAAGACAATCAAATTCAGTAGATATAGGTTCCATGTACTTCTTTACATATGATCCTATAGGAAAAGATACACTGCCTTATTATGATAACTTCCCACTAATATTCCCAATTTCAAGTTCTGGTAAGTACTTTACAGGAATCAATCTACACTACTTAGAGCCTAAGATGCGGTTCGAGTTATTAAATAAGTTGATGGAAATTTCAGGTAGTCCAGCAACAGATAGTAAGACAAAATTAAAGTTAAATTGGAAGTTATTGAATAATGCAGCTAAGTTCCCAGGGATTATGCATTGTGTAAAGAAATACCACATAGGTCATGTAAAGAGTAGATTTATGTGTGTTGATCCTAATAATTGGGTAATGGCTGTAATGTTACCTTGTGAAAAATTCAAGGGTGCAAGTACTTCAGAAATTTGGAAAATAGGTAGGGGTTGAAAATGAGTTTGGGAAAATTTTTAAATGAATTACAAAGTCCGAGACATAAGTTTCAATTAGCTAAGCCTTTCCTTTTTGAGGTAATCATCACCAAGCTAAATGAACCTATGTTTTCTTTGTTATGTCACAATGTTAACATACCGGGGATTTCAGTATTATCTGCACCTAGTAAGATTTATGGTACATCATTCGAGGTACCATACGAATTAGCATACGAACCAATGGATCTTACTTGTTACATGGACAAGAACTTTAGATTGCAGAAATCAATCTCTAGTCTATTACAGTTTAACAAGACAAATTTTAGTCCTGTATTTTATGATAACTATATTATTGAGGACATTTCCATCGTAATGTTTGATATTGACAATCAGTCAATAGTTGCAACATATCGATTCAAAAATTGTGTACTCAAGGGGCAATACTCAATGAACCTTGATTGGTCCGCAAAGAATCAAGTACAAGCTCTTAGATTGTCTTTTACTTATGAGTATTACACAGTAGAACATACAGACAATACTGTTACACCTCCTTTACCAGATCCAAGTAAGTTAATGAATGCTTATTCTGGATTAGATAATACTTGTGTTGCACCATTAAACTGGGATACCGTTCAACAAGTGGATCCAGCAGCAGCATCTAAGTTTACTCTAGCCAAAGATAAATTGACTGGTATGGTTTCTTCTATTAAAAATGTTATTCCTAAGTTACCACTACAAGGGCAGCTTAGTTCACTTAAATCATTATTCTAAAGGTATATTATGAAAATTGTAATGAATGTTCCTTCCTATGAAACAGTTTTACCAATATCAGGAACTAAAGTTAAATTCAGACCGTTTGTTGTAAAAGAGGAAAAAGTACTATTGCTTGCTCTAGAAGAAGGTCAGACAGCTTCAATTTTGAATGTTATATTTGAACTTATCTCAGCATGCACAGATGGTACAGTTAATCCTGATAAATTATGCCAGGTTGATGTTGAATGGTTATTCTTAAAGATTCGTAACAAGTCAATGGGCGAAGGTCTAGAAGTAACTCATGAATGTGGTTGCGGCAAGGTCAATAATCTGATGCTTAACCTAGAGAATGTTGTAGTAGATCATGGTACAGCAATCGATCCATTAATCCAGTTAGATTCTCAGCTTTGGGTTAAGATGAAACAACCAAAGATTACTCTAAGTAACTCTCTGAATGTAGAATCTGAGGACTTAGTATTTGATGTTATTTCTGCATGTATGGAACAGATTATTTCTGGTGAGGATGTATTTGATGTTGCCGAACAAAGCAAAGAAGATGTAAAGTATTTCCTAGAAAATCTAACACAGATCCAGATTGACAAGATTGACGTATTCTTCACCTGTCTACCAAAATTAGTATATAAAGTAACTTCTTCATGTCCTGCATGTGGTGCTTCTAACGAAGTAAAACTAGAGGGCTTAGAAAATTTTTTCGTATAACCCTTTCCCAAGAAACCCTCTACGATTACTATAAGATTAACTTTATTCTTATGCAAGACCATAAGTATTCTTTAGCAGAACTAGAGGGAATGATTCCATGGGAGAGGGAAGTATATGTCGGAATGTTAATTAAGAAACTACAAAAAGATGCAGAACAACAAGCCAACAACTTCGAATCCTAATTCATCTAAGGACAATGACAATTCTACTCCTAGGATAGAACCTGGTCCTAAATTAGCTTTGGATGCTCCACAGAAACCAGTTGGGTTTGATTCGATTGTACAACCTGTTAACAAGATTCAACCGGATAAACCAACAGCAGTGGAAATTACTCCACCTGCAAATAAGTATAAACAGGTCGATAAAAACAATAGTCTAAATTATAGACCTATTGAAAACCAAAATGTTAAACATGAATCTGGTGATATTTCTGCAGAATTAATGGCTGCAGAAATATCTGTGCTAGAGTTTAAAAAGTTATCAGAGGAAACTATTGCTAAGATTAAAGCAGAGACAGATAAACACATTGCTGCTTTAAAGAAGCCAAACTACAATCAAAAAGCCACAATTAGTAAATTAAGTACGTATGCTAAGAATGTAGAAGAAATTGTAAAGTCTGATCCTAAAGTTGCTGATGCAATCGAAAAGAAGGGTCTACGTGATGTAGTAGAAAAGAAGGATACGAAGCAAGATTGGTCTAAGGTTGTTGATAGGTTAGATAAAATCTATGCATGGCTTAAGGGTAAAAAGAAAGTAGAAAGTAAACCAGAAGTACATTCTGAGTTAACAAAATCTTTGATGGCACTCGTTGATCGTGCTGAAAAGCCACAAGTTAAACCAGAACAGCCTCAACCTCAACAATCTAATCCTACAGGTGCAGATTCACCTGGTACTAATGAGGATAAAGTAGAAGGTCGTCGTAAGGGTGACGACATGATTAATCTACTTAAAAAGATTGAGGAAAATACTCGCAAATCTGGTGAAGCTGGTAAAAAAGGTAAACCAGAAGTAGAAGACAAAGCCGATGATAAAAAGACAGATTGGATGAATTTAATATCTTCTGCTCTGCCAGGTGGGTTTAAAGCAATTTTTAATGGTGGTAGAT